TCCTTAACTCTTCTTTAGCTCTTCTTTAGCTCTTCCTTAGCTCTTCTTTAGCTCTTCCTATCAAAAAGAGATTACTTCCTTAGCTCTTCCTATCAAAAAGAGAGCTTCTTCCTTAGCTCTTCTTTAGCTCTTCCTATCAAAAAGAGAGCTTTCCCCCCTCCTTTTTAGCCCTTGGAGCTTTTTCTTTATATTTCCTTATTTATTCTTTATCGTAATAAATAGTAATTTTAGTATAAAAAAGTAAAAAAAGTATTTTAGTAAATAGTAAAGGAAGTGTCAAACGATTATAGGGTTAAAAAAAAAAGTTACTTTTTTTTTTTACGAAAATTACGATAAAGAATATTTTAAGAAAACTTCAGTCTTTTTTAGAATAAAAATTAAATAGGATTTAAAAACTCCTATTTAAATCTTCTTTTAAAAACCATTCTATGGGCCTAAAATTTTTAAGCTTAATTTTTTCTTAAGAAAATAAATTAGTTTTACGTTTAAGAAAAAAATTTTTTTTAAAAAAAAACCTTAAACGAAACTTAAAGTTTAAAAAGGAATGAGATTTTAGGAATAATTTCATTTAAGAATACTTTAAGAAACCGTTTTATTCCTTATTAGAATTTAAGTTTCGTTTAAGAAAACTAACTTTTTCTAGAATTCACAAATAAAAGCCTCTTAAAAATTTTTATAACTTTTAGATAATATTTATTCTTTTTAAGAATATATTAAGCTTTAATAAGCTATAATTACAACATAACAAAAACAAACTAACTAAAAGGATTCGCAATGACACAAGTAGAAATAACAGGAAAAGTATTAGATTTAGAATTTTTCTATAACCTATTAAAGAAATGGGATTTAAAAGAAGATTATATTATTACTCTAGCTTCACCTTATATTGCTCAAGATAGCTTAGATATTAATGAAGCAATAAAAAATACTCTATTTTTGATTAGAATTATTATCAACAGAAAGGTAAATGAGTTTTTAAATTCTCTTGATTCAAATAAATATATTATATTAAGAGACTTTATCTATTCTCCATTTATATTTGTTAATTACCTTGATTCTTGTATAGATGATGATTTATTTCTTGATGAGGTAGTAACCAAAGATTCTATTGACGAGGAGAAATTACTTGAATATCTCATAGAGTATGAGATAATTAAGAGAAAATAAAATCACTTGAATATCTCATAGAGTATGAATTAGGAGAAACAATTTCTCCTAATTGTTAAGCAAAAACTGAACTAACTAACGAAAATCACTTAGTTACTTATTATATACTAATTAGTAACTATTTATTATATACTAACTAATCTTAAAATAAGGAAAATAGTTTAAGATTAGTTAGTATATAATTTAAAACTAGTATAAAAGGATAAAGGATACAATAGATATGATAAAAATAGCAGTAACTAAACTAACTAACACTCCAAAGCATAAGAGAGTATTAAAAGAGCACTTTAAGCCTAATTGGCAAGAGCCTGATAAACTAATTCCTTTTGATAGAGACTCTTTACAATCAGGAGGTTATATTGGTATACCAAAGAAGTCATCTCCTCCACTTCTTGTTATTGATTTTGATTTACCGAATATGGATAATGAAACAAAACAAGAAGCTAGCTTACTAATTAATACTTTACTAGAAACAAATCTTTATGTTAAAACCACAAAAGGGTATCATTTTTATTTTCTCCTTCCAAAAGACCCACATTCGCTTTATCATAGAAATTCTCTAAATATTAGAGAAGGAGTAGACATTCCTACAGGAGTATTTCTTCCTCTGTCAGATACTACAAAGACTCTACATAATGAGAATAAACCTATAGTAGAGCCTCCAGAAGAGTTAACTAATTTTTTGTTTAAATATAAGGATAAAGATAAAGATAAAGATAAAGATAAATATAAACCTAATCATACGTTAGAACAGTATTATATAAACTATGGATATATAAAACCTTTTAAAGATGAGTTAGAGACTTCTCAAAGAGATTCTAATTCAGCTCTAAATGACCCTTATTTGCTAAGATTGTTTGAAGAAATTCTCTATTCTTATAATGCAGGAATTAACCCTAATTCATCTTTTGCTAGACACTTAAAAGAGCAAGATATAAGTTTTAATATTATTAAATCAGGAGAGAAAAATCAACAGCTTAATAGACTTGCATTCTTACTTTTAAAAGACCCGTCAGTAGATGAGCAAACATTTAAACTACTGACAACTCTTTATAATATTTATCTTGATAGGGAAGAACGGGACAAAGAGGAACATATAGCTATAATAAATTCTCTTCTAAACACTCAAGAGTTTAATTTTGATTTAAACACACAAAAAACTCTTACTAAGTCTATAACAGTTACTCACTCTATAACATCTATAAAGTTTCATATACTTGCTACACCAGAGAGTAAATTTTATTTGCTTCCTTATTTACCCCATGCTAATCCAGAACAAACTATATTTACAAAACAGGCTATGCAACAACTTTTGATTAGAGATTTTAATATACCTAAACAGAAAGCTAAATCTCTCTTAGAAAGAGCTCCTATAGTCTCCCTTATAAATGACCCTCTAACAGGGTATGGATTAATTCCTAAACATCTCTCATTATATTCAGCAACAAATAAGTTTAATATTGCTATACAAACTGACTCAATGAGAGCATTTAAGGATAAATCATCATATAGCAATAGAATAGTAAAAGGATACCTTACTCTATTAGATAATCTTACTAATTCTGATAAGTTTTTACAGGATTATATACTTTCTTATTTTAAGACACGATATCAAAGTCCTAAGCTTAGGCCTATAATTTTTTGTTTTTGGGGAATAGGAGGTTCAGGAAAAGATACTCTTATAAACCTGTTATCGTCTCCTTTTGGAGAGCCAACAACTCTAACAGAGAATATAGCTTTAGATAAACATTCTTCTTGGCAGATAGAGCCTAATGTACATATATCAGAGATAGCAGACTGGACAAAACAAGCACAATCTCAATTTAAGGCTCAACTAAAGACTATTACAGGTTCTCAAGGGACTGTAACAATTCGCCCTATGCACAAGACAACAGTAAATATAAAGTCCTATGTACAGATATTTATATCCATGAACACACCTACGGCAATACATTCTACACCTAATGAGCTAAGAAGGTATGTTATATGCCGCTCTAATACGACACTATTAAAAGCTCTTGATAACTATAATTCTTCTCTTGATATAGATGAGCAAGTAACTATAGAGGAGTTAACAGACCCAAAAAATTACCACCATTTCCACGCGTGGCTTTCAACTTATACTCCTAAATATGAACATAATTTTTATTCAGCAGAAGCAACACAAAAGTCTAGAGTATTTAGAGATTATCTTGACCTTACAACTACTAATAAAGATAAAATTGTCCATGCTCTTAATGCAGAGCCTACGACTAATTTTATACGACTCTCCACATTTGAGTATATACTAAAAGAGGTGCACGATATCTCACTAGAGACTCTATTAGAGGAGAATGCTTCTCAAATAAAAGTTCAGCCATATGAGATACTTATTGCAAGACCTCTAGCAAACAAGCTCTTATATAAAGAGAATGCTATAATATATCTATCAGAAGATAAGTTACCTTTTAATGGTAACTATGCTCCTTATATTACTATTCAAGGGTCTATACAAAAGAAAGTAAAACCCCTTGATAAGTATGAAGATATAAATATAGAATAATATAGTCTATATTATTCTTAAGAATATTATAAGTTTAAATATAATATAATATAATTACACTATAAAAATAAAGGAAAGAAAATGACTAAAGCAAAAGTTATAGAGTTAATAATTGCTAAGTTACCAAAAGAGTTAAAAAATAATAAGACTCTGATGACTATATTAGAAGAGATAAAAAATAAAAGAAATAGAAAGTCTAAAATAGACTTTATAAAAAATGATAAAGGAGAGGTATCTTACATTAAAGATACATTATCAAACCTTTGGTTTCCTGTAGATAAGTTCCCAAAAACAAATACACCTTTTGGTTTCAGACCACAACATAAAGAGTTAGTAAAACATCGTAATATTTTTTATTCTGGTATAGATAATAAAATAAAAAATATTCAAGAGAAAGCTATTAATGGAGATATTTCTATTGATGAGGCTAGACGTCAAATAAACACTCTTAAAAATAAAAAATGGGACGTTAGAGTAGCTATACAAGAGCTTAATTTAAAAGGGTCAAAAGAGCCTCCTAAGGATTAAACCTTAGGATACCATAAAAGATAACCTAAAAGAGCAGTTAACGCCTCCATTCTATTAACTGCTCTTTTAGGTTATCAAAATTCAAAACAAATAGATAACCTAAAAGATAACTAATAAAGAAAGGATTTTAAATGGCAAAACAAAAGTATGAGACACCAGTAGGAACACTAGAGTATGTTATTGTAAGTGGTAAAGGTAAACTTAAATTAGAGGGAGATGAAACTAATCCTCTTGATTATGAATATTCTGCTAATCTTAAATTAGATGACCCTAAATTACTTGAGCAAGTACAGAAAGATATTAATGACTTTTGGAGAAAAGCTAAAGAAGCTGGAGATGTAAAAAAAGCTAAGCCTGATTGGTCTCCTATTAAAGCTCTTAAAAATGAGGAAACTGATGAGCCTATTCTTGGAACAGAATATTTTCATGCTAAAACTGTAGCTAATTGGAAAGATAAACAATCAGGAGAGATTAGAAAACAAATAATTCCTGTTTATGATGGTATTGGAAATAATATTAGACAAAAACTTATATCTAAAAATATACTTATTGGTAATGGTTCAGAGGGTATTATTTATTGTACTCTTACTACTACAAAAAATACTAAGACTAAAAAAGAGGGTATTACAGCATATTTAGAGGCTATTCAACTTGCTAAATTAGAACCTTATAAAGTAGGTGAAGTAGATAAATCAAGACTTAAAAAACTTGATAATGCAGAAGCACTTAATCTTGATGAGTACAGTATAGAGGAAGAACAAGAAACAGCTAATACTACAGAAGAAAGACAAGAAACAGCTAATACTACAGAAGAAAGACAAGAAACAGATAAAGTTCCTGAAGTAGAAGTATAATTAAGAATAAAGCAGATATTTTAATCTGCTTTATTATAAAATAATATTACAAAAAAGAATAAATAAGGATTAAAAAATGAGTTTAAAAAGAATGGCAAAAATTAGATTTTTAGATGAGAATGCAGAGATAAATTCTGTTTCTTATGCTTATAAAATATTACCTAATTTAGAGTTGAAAGAAGGAGATTATGCTACAGTTCAAGCAAGAGGAAATTTAAAAGTAGATTTAACTGCTTTTAATATCTTTAAAAAACTGGATAAAAAAAGAGCATTTCTTCTAAAACAGCTACAAAAAGCAAAAGAGCAAGTAAATGAGTTGCAAATATTAAAATTATTATCGGAGTCTAACCCTAAATTGGCTGAATTATTCGATGAATACACAAAAGTAGAACAAGAACTTTTAGGAATTAAAGATGATACCAGAAATTGATAAGTCTAAGCCACTCTTTCTTGATTTTGAGACTACTATAGATAAAGTGGCAATAGAGAAAGCTCTAGTAGTTTCTTTATATCAAGAGGATTGGGAAGATGCCTACTTAATATATTTACCTAAAATTAAAAAGTTATATAAGGAATTAAAAGATACTCATATAGTAGCTCATAATCTCTCTTTTGATATCCACATTTTTGGTAATTATTTAGAGGCTAAGCACTTTAAAAAGCTTGATGATACAATGCTTATGGCTATGTATGCACTTCCAGAGCTTAAATCGCACTCACTTTTATCTTTGTTTAATCATTTTGGTATTAAATATATTAATGATAAAAGCATAGGTAAAGAGTTTGATATTATCTATAAGAGATTAAAGAAAAAATATGATAAGGTAACTCCAGATATATTTAAAAAAGCTTTAACTAAATATCAAAAAGAGTATGCTAAACTTGATACTAAGCTTTTAGCTAAAGTTTATAACGAACTTAAGGAATTAAATTCTTATAGGATAAATAAAAAGGTACAAGACTTTTTTGCTTATAAACTAAATATAAAAGTATTAGAGCTTTGGGCTACACAAGCTAAATATGGAGTACCTTTTGTTAAATCTAAAGTAATTAAAGAGATAGAGACAAAACAAAAAGAGTTAGATTCTTTAATAAAGAAAATTCCAGTTAATATCAATAGTCCAAAACAAGTTAAGCAATGGTTAAATACACTTGATGTAACTTTAACACCTGATTATATATCTTTAAAGATATATCAAATTTTAAGAAAAAAGGTTAAACCTAATTCTATTCCTATAGATTTAAAACAATCAGATATACCATCTTGGTTACTATCTCAACCTTTTGCTAATCATTCTGATATAGACTCTTTAATAAAAGAGTTAAGTCAATTTAACTCAACTAATTCACAAGAGTTAGCTTATTTTAGACATATAGAAGAGGTTAGAAATATTTTAAATGCTAGAAGTTTATATAAGCTTATAAATACATATTTAAAAAAATTTGTTCAATTAAAAGATTCAAGATTTAGAGGAAGAATTGCTCCTACAGCAAAAACAGGAAGAGCAAGAAGTGATAATGAAAATTTACAAAATATACCTCGAGAGTTTAAATCTTTAATAGGATTTGAAGGAACAGCTAATACAGCAAATAACCTTATTGTATCTGCTGATTTTGCTCAATTAGAGCTTAGAACTATTGCAGCTCTTGCTCCTGATGTTCAAATGATTAAAGCATTTAAAGAGTATAGAGACCTACATTCTGAAACAGCTAGAAAAGTATTTGGTCTTAATTTTACAACACAAGAGAGAACTTATGGAAAAGAGATATCTTTTGGTACTTTATATTTAGGCGGAGCTAATGTTATTTGGAATGGAATGCTTAGTAAGGATATAGATGTAACTTTGCAAGAGGTACAAAAGTGGCAACAGGATTGGAAAAAAGCTTGGAGTGGAGTATCTTCTTGGCATGAGCAATGTATTTTAGGGTTTAATCGCTCTAAATTAACTAAAATTCCAGCTCCTCGATATATGCTTGCTAATAGACTAACAGACTATGCAGCAGCACAAAATCAAGGGTTTGGAGCTATTGTTTCTCAACTTGCGACAACTAGAGTATATAAAAATCTTGAAGAGACTGCTCTTCCATATAAAGTAATTAACTTTATTCATGATGATATTTGGATAGAAATACCTAACCCACTTAAAACTAATTCAAAAGAAGAAGTAGCTCAAATTTTTGATAAGTATGCTGCAGCATTTACTAAAGCTTATCAGGAGGCTTGGAGAGAAGCAGCTAAGATAGTACCAAAAGTAGCAGAAATTCCTATGCCAGTAGAGGTAGAGTTTGGAGTAACTCTTAAAGATATTATTTATACTTATGAGGATAGAGACTCTAAATTTTGGTATGAGAAAAATAAAGATAATCATATAAAGAAAGGATATGTAAATGGATAAAAATAATATTAATTTAAATAATATTATAGAAGATACAAAGTTAGATAGTTTGATTAGTGATATAGAATCTTATATGAGAGAAGTAGGATATAATTATGAATATGTAAATGGATTTCAAGAAGGTATTGCTTTTGTATTAAATAAAAATATAATAGAGTTATTAGAAGAGTATAAAAATAATAAAAATAAAATAGATTTTAATCTATTTATATAAATATAATTATTTACTTTAAGATTATTCTAAAAAAGAATATGTTATAATAGCATTAATAAAAGAAAGGAAATATAATGAGTAATGAAAGACATTTAGGGAATAAAACTCAAGCTGAACTGAAAAAAGAAACAGGAAAAGGAGTTCTTAGAGCTTCTAGTATATCAACATATGCTAGATGTCCTTTTAGTTTCTTTACTAAATTTTTACACAACCTCCCAAAAGCTATTGAGAGAAGAAAACAAGATATACCTACAGTTGAAGAAGCACAAATAACTAGAATTAGATATTCAGCAGCAGCTTCCTTAGGTACAGCAGTGCATACAGGAATGGAGACAGCTATTAGAGCTAAGATTAAAGGAGAAGAGCCTAATATTAATACTGTAACTATAGCAGCTCTAAAAGAGTTTGAAACGCTCTCTACTGAACAAGACTTGTGGTTTAATATAGATAAAGGAGAAAGTAAAGAAGTAATGTTAAAACAAATTCCTGATTTAACAAAAGCTTATGTAGAGGATATTCTCCCTTATATTGATAATCCTACAGCTACTGAAGAGGTTTATCTTGTTAATATTAATAATCCTCTCTTGTTATCTATTCAAGGTTCAATTGATGTAGAGCAAGAGAACTCCGTTAGAGACTTAAAAGTAACTGGAGCTAAAGCTCAAATAAAAAGGCATTTAGCTCAACTTAGTGTATACGCTTGGATTAGAGAGCAAAACTCTAAGTCTACTGATAGAGTTTATATTGATAATATAGCTAAAAATTCTAAGAAGATAACTACAGCTATATTAGAAGATAAGCCTAAGACTCTATATATAGAGAATGTACTTGAGCATATTCAATATGTAACTGAACAATGGTATGAATCTGGTTGTATTGGAGCTGGCTCTGATTTAATTGATTTATTAACAAATGAAAAAAGAAAAGATGAGCTTAATTATTTAAAATTATTGTTTGGAGGTTCTAATCCATCTGATGACTTTTTATGTAATTCAAAATGGTGTGATAGTTATGCTTCGTGTCCATTTATTAAAGGTTGGGAAAACAAAAAGATAATTGGAGAAGCAATAGAGATTTAGTATCTCACAAAGCAGACATTTTTATTGTCTGCTTGATGAGATACTAAATCTCTAAATTTAACTAAAGGACTAAGTATGACGGAGCAAGAAATAAAGGCAATAGGAATTGAAGAGTTAATTTGTAGAGACCCATATCATGACCCAAAGGTATCATTTGTTCAAGGTAGAGCTTACCATAGAGAGAAGAAATACTTAATTCCCCAAGATGAGCCAATTTACATTATAAGAGGTTCAGACCCAACTGCAGTAAAAATGGTTGAGTATTATAATAAAGCTCTTAGAGATGAAGAAGCTACAGAGATTGTAGTAGACCACATTAGAACTAGTGATGAAAGATTAGAGACTTTTAAGTTATATGCAGACTCAATTAGTATGCCATTTAATTTAGATAAGATGGTAGTTAGATATAATGGAATGTCTTCTATTAAGATTTTAGTTGAGAATTCTATTAATGGTAATTTACCTCAACAAGATAAACAATTTATATTTGTAGACTTTAGATTGTTTGATGTTATAAGTCGTAAATTTTTACCTGACGAAGAGCCTGTAATTACATTTAGAGGTAAAGACGCTCTACTTGTGCAAATTATTGATAAGCATAATGAGTTATTAGAAGAGTATTTAATGTATGAGGCCAACACTGATGTATCAGCTTATACTGAAAATTTAATAGAGCTTAATAAAAGTAGAAAAAGGCTTGTTAAAGATTTTCACAGAAGTAATCCAGATAGAGTAGGAGTTACTTGTGCAATTTTTCAAAAACCTAAAGCACAAGCATATATTAAAGCATTAAAAGGAAACTAAATGGAATCTATGACTATTCAAGAATTTGTTAATTTGTATAGAAGTCAATATAGTAATTTAACTGAATTTGCAAGAGACTTAGGCATTACCCAAAGTACAATATCTAAGTATAAAAATGGACAATTACAGCCTAATAAAAAAACTGCTTATAGAATTTTTAATCAATTTGGAATTATTATCAAACCTTTTTCTGAAGAGGGTTTAATTGATTATGGTTTTAATATACTTAAGAATAAAGGAAGATAATGAATGAACAACAAGTACAAAAGAAGATTTTACAGTATTTAACTAGAAAAGGTATTTATACTATTAAAGTAATATCAGCCTCTAAGAGAGGTGTTCCTGATATTATAGCTTGCTACAAAGGTAAATTTATAGGTATAGAAGTTAAAAAAGACTTTAGTTCTAAACCAACAGAGTTACAAAAGAAAAATTTATTTGAAATAAAACAAGCTAAGGGATATGCTTTTGTAGCTTATGGTTATAAGGATTTTATAAATACATTTGAACAGATAGAAGAGGATTTAATATGATTATATTTAGTATTTATTTTATTATTCTTTTACTTGTAGCTTTATTCTTTTTATACATTTTAGATAAAAAAGGGTGTTCAGAGGTAGTAGATATAAATTTAATGTTAGATGATGTAACTCATATAGTAGATTTATATACTAAGTGCTATAAAAAAGAAGCTTATAAAAAGTTATATAGCTCATTAGATTTATATTTTAAACCTTTTGAGGGACAGGGTATATACTTTTTGATTTTAGATAAATATTTAGCTATAAAAGAATCTACTACAATTAAAAATCAAAAAGATAAAATGATACAAGCTTTAAAATTATTAAGGATAACAAATGTATTTAAAACATCAAATTGATATTGGTTCAAAAGCATTTTCAATTCTAAAAAAGAATGGTTATGTTTATATAGCAGGGAAGCCAAGAAGTGGAAAGACTGCTACAGCTTTTTATATAGCAGAGCAATCTACTAAGATTAATAAATGGCTTATAGTAACAAAAAAGAAAGCTTTTGATGGTTGGGAAAAGTTTTTAAACAAAGATATAAATTTAAATTTAAATCATTCTTATACTTTGATTAATTATGAATCTTTACACAAGATTAAAGATAAATATAAAGGTGTAATTATAGATGAGTCTCATCGTTTGGGGTCAGTTCCAAAACCTAATAAGGCTTATAAAGAGCTTAAAAGAATAGCAGGAGATTCAGTTCATATTCACTTGAGTGGTACGGCAATAGTAGAGACTCCTGCGAGTATTTATCATCAAATGAATTTTAGTAGATATTCTCCTTTTGCAGAGTTTAGAAACTTTTATCAATTTTTTAAAGTTTATGGAATACTTAAAAGTATTTATATAGCAGGAAGAGAAGTAAAGCAGTATAAAGAAGTTAAACCAAAATTACTTGAGTATATAAACTATTTTACTCTCTATATTAGTCAAGAAGACGCAGGAATAGAGAAAGACATTCAAGCAGAAGATGTTCTACATTTTGTTGAGTTACCTTTATTTGTTAAAAAAGCTATTCTTGATTTACAAAAGAAGAAATATACAGTTCTTAAAGGGCAAGAGATTTATGCAGAATCTACTATGCAAGAGAGGTTACTTATACATCAGTTAGAAGGAGGAACATTAAAAGTTCCTGAAAGTGATTTAGTTTTAAATATTCATAAAGAGAAGATAGACTATATAAAGAAAACTTTTGATTTAACTAAAAAAGTAGGAGTTATGGCTCATTTTAGAGCAGAACAAGAGTTACTAAAACTTCTACTACCTGAAGTAGAAGTTTATAGTTCAAATGCTCACAAAGAGGGAGTGGATTTATCTCATCTTGATACATTTATTATCTATTCCCAAGATTATAGTGGAGCTTCACATATTCAAAGAAGAGAAAGAGTTGTAAACATAAACAAAAAGAGTAAAAGTTATGTTCATTATCTTCTTTGTGAACCTCCAGCTTTAAGCAAAGTGATTTATGAAGTGACAAAAAGGAAAGAAGATTTTAACAATTCAACTTATAGAAAGGAGATTGAAAATGACTACTAAAGAGTTAAGATGTTATTTAAAGATAAGTAAAAATCTAACAGCTGGAGAAGTAGCTTTACTTTATAATTGGGATAAATTTATAAAATGGTTGGAGGTAATTTCTTAATGGATTATTTAAAAAGATTATTTACTATTGCAAGAGATTTAATACATTGTATAAAGAATCACTATAAGTATTCCTATAAACTAATAGGGGCAACTAATGTGGGAGGTTTATATTCATTCTACTCTTGTTCAACAGGGAATTACAAACTTTTGATTTATGATGATGAACTTGAAGAATACTTTTTGTTAGAGGATAATATAGAAACATTTAAAGATTTAGTAGTAAAAGCAGATGAAACGCCATGGAGGTTAAGATGATTGGAGTTAGAATACAAAAAGAGTATGCAATACTTGCAGTAATTATAAGTTATCTTAGAGTATCAATTAAAGATGATTTAGAGTATTTAGAAAGTGATGAAGGTAAAAATATATCAGTTAAACATAAAAAAGGAATCAAAGAATTAATAGCTTTAAGAAGGAAATTTATTAAAGATATATTTAAAATTATTGATAAGGGTACACCTGTTATTAGAAGATTAGTTGATAAAAGAACAATGAAAGCTAAGAAAGTTTTATATAATGCTTTAGCTATTAATCAAAAAATTAGAGAAAGAAAAGGTATTGAAACGCCTTATGTTGATTTAGATAGGTTACCTTTTTATATCCTTGATACAGATGAGATGAAGAAAAAAGAATATTCTCATTTGTTAGAATATGCAAAGAAACTTGCTAATAATAAATATCTTAGAGAAGGTATTGAAGAACAAGAGGTTAAAAAGTCAATGACTTTTTTTGTTAAAGATTTTATAAATAGTTAAAGGATATAAAATGACAGTTAATTGTAATATGTGTAAGGGTATGTGTTGCTTTAATCCTCCAGCTTTACACTCAAAAGAAGAGATTGATTTTGCTTTAGAAAAAGGTTGTACTTTATTATGTATTAAAACTAATAAAGGATATAACATATCTATAAAAGCTAAAGAAGAGCAGTGTCCTTTTCTTTACAACGGAAATTGTTCTATCTATAAAGATAGATTTTTAGCTTGTAAAGAATTTAATTGTAAAGCTTTAGATAAGAATATAGATGAGGTTGATGTAAATGATTTTATAACTCTTGATTCAACTAACCAAAGTATGTCTATAACTTATTTTACAGAAGAGTTTATAAATAATATAAAACAATCATATAAAGATAGAATAGAGATATATGATAGTGTTTTTAAAGCTATTGATAATTTTACTATATCTACATTCAAACTAGCATTAGGAATAAAAAATACAAGGGAGTTATACAAATGAAAAAGTTATTAATAAGTTTACTAATTACTATTGGTTTAGTAGCAAAGGTTAATATTACAAAATGTGAATTAGTTTTTGATTCTAACTTAGGATTTTTAAAGCCTCAGTATATTGAAGAAATAGACTTATTACATCTTGAGTATAAAGGAGAGGAGTATTCGCTATCTTATATAGATGATAAAGCTGGTTTTGAGGTATATACTCTTGATGAGTTAAATTATATTGTTATCTATGATGAGAAAGATATAATAAGAGTAGAAGAAGATAATAAATCTATTGTTATGAGTGAGTGTGAGGAGTTATATAATGAAGATTAATAAGCAAATAGGAGGTAATCACTATCAAAAATTTTCTATTGAGCCTATTAAAGTTATTGTTAACACAAAATTAGATTTTTTCTTAGGTAATGTATTTAAATACATTATAAGAGATAAAGAGGAAACAGATTTAGAAAAAGCTAAGCATTATTTAGAGATGTTTATAGAGTTTAATTTATACTCTAATTTTGATTATGAATTTAATACTTATTATTTAGATAAGTGGATAGAATTAAATAAGACTAATTTAATAGAAAAAAGAATTAAATTATTATTACTATTTTCCTTCTTATTACAAACTTTAAATTCTATTAATGACAATAATTATAAATTACTTATAATTAATAAATTAATTAAGGAGTTGAAGAATGACTAAATTAGAGTATTTATATGAATTAAAAAAAGAGCAATTAATATCTTTACCCTATAGAGATGTTTTAGAGTTAAAAATAATGAAAGGAGAAGCTTTACATAAAAGATTAATCCTTGAACATAATATAAAAATAGAAAGCAATATTTTATATGATAATTTATTTAAATTAAGAAAAAGAATAGAATTAGTAGAAGAAGCTATAAAAAGAACTAAAGACTTATTAAAAGAGTTAGAAAATGAAAATATGTAAAAAGTGTAAAAATTATTTTTTACCTTCTAATAACGCTCAAAAGTATTGTTTTGATTGTGGTTATAGTAAAAAAGAGGTAAAAATAAAAGTTAAAGAATGTAAACATTGTAAGAAAGAATTTATACCTAAAACTAATAATCAGCTCTATTGTACCAAAAAATGTAGGATAACAAGTCCTGAATATAAACAAAAGCAAAAAGATAACTTTGCTTTTAAAGGTAGAATTTATAAGGGAATAAAAGATGTTACTAAAAATTGTGAAAGATGTGGTAAGGAATTTAAGACAACTGAAGGAAGAGCAAAAATAAGAAAATATTGCTCTAATATTTGTAGAGTTTTAGCTTCAAGAGACTTAGCAACTCATAATAAAAATGAGAAAAAGAGAAAATTGATTATAGAATTAGAAGCTACAAATGGAGACTTAAGTAAATTAAAATATAAAAAAAAGAAGTGGACTAAAGAAGAATTTAAAAAATTAGAAAAACTTATTAAAAGAAATGCTTCAATAACTGAAAAAGTGATTAAGTTAAGAAGAAGTGTAAATTCTATTACTTATGCTACTAGCAAATTAAAAGGTTATTATGCTTTAAGAAAAATAAATAAAAACAAAAATAAAAGTGATTATAACTCTCTAAAGAGTGGGATAAATAGTTGGGAGGAGTTTTAAATTCCTCCATTATAACCTATACCTATTTCATACAACATTGAAGCATTTTTATAAGCTCTATTAGGAAGTTGTTCTGCATAAGTACTATTGAGCAGTTCTTCTGCTGCTTTTATATAGTCTTTATTTGCTAAAGCTTTTCTCATATTTTTAAACTTAGCAAGACCTGTTATACCTAAGTTAAATCCTAAATCAAGTAATACTAATCTAGCTCTTTTATCTAAAGAATCATAATTTGGGACTAATTTTTTAATTCTACTTTTTACCCACCCTAAATCTTTTCTAAATAACTCTTCAGCTTCTATTTGAGATATACCTTTTTTGTATTTCGCTAGCTCACCAGTTCTTAATTTATGTCCATATCCTATTGTCCAGTAACCTCTTGTATCTTTATAAGGCTTATATCTAACTCCTTCATTTCCTTTTATAAAGGAATCTAAAGTTATATCAGAAGCAATAGCAGCTCCACTCATAGCTAAAGTAGTAGGAATGATTTTGAAATGTTTAGCTTCATCAAATACTTCTTTATATTTTTTAAGTTTGTTAGGGTCAACTTTTGTTAAATCTACTTGTAAACCATAAGTTTTAGCTACATAAGGATTAGTTACATAAGAGGGATTTCTATACCTTAAAGCAATATACCTTCTAATTTCAGGTAAATCTTCTATTGATACATTTTTTGATTCTATTTTATCAAGTATAGGGTATATTTTTCTCATTTTATTATCAAAAATTTTTTCTTTGATAAACTTATCATTACGATAAAAAGTATCTGTTAAATTTAGGCCATATTTATTTAGCATATCAACAATAGGGTGTCCTATACTCCCTTGTTCTGAAACTCTAGCTTCAACTTCTCCTATAAGATTAAAATACTTATCTTTCTCTACTTTTGTATTTTTTGTTACTGTTCCTCCTATGCCATAATAATTTAAAGCTTCATCAAACTCATCTCTATCAAGAGTATTTTGTAAATAATGAGTATACTCATGTATAATACTTTTGAAGTCAGTTTTATCAGCAACTTTTAGCTCATATATATCAAGTTTATTATTATATTCTAAAGCACCCTCTCCTTTTTTTAAAGAGGAATCAACTTTAAGAGTTATTTTAGGGTCATCATTAATAGCTTTAGTCAGCTCATCAATAGTTTGATACTCTTTTAATTGTTTAGGTAATCCATACAAATCAATATAAATTCCTTTAGAGTTAAATTCTTCTAATTCTCTTGATGGATTTTTTAATAACTCATAATATAAAGTATCATCTAATTTGATAGGAGTAGCTACTTTACCTGCATTTTGTAATCTTAAAGTATACTCTTTAGCTACTTTATTTAATAAAGCTGTATCTTCAATTAAATCACTTAAACTTTTTGTAACAAGATTTAATAATTGAGGATAAGTATAATTATACTTTTTGTTTAAATCAAAAATATTATTTAGCCTATCATAAACTTTTATATCAAAATCTTGATTTATCTCTTTTGTATACTTATTGATATCTAAAGCTTCTCCTCCTCCATTAGGTTGAGTAGGTAAAGGCTTAATAGGCTTAGCTCCTCCATTTTGAGGTAAATCAGTATCATCTATTCCTTTTACTTTATTATTTTCAATTAAAATATCATGAGTAGCATTATAATATTTACCTTTAGTAAACTCTCCTTGCATATCTTGCATAGTCTCTTCTACTGCTTCTCTTCTAAGTCTATCAATTAAAGGCTCATCAAGATTCTGAATCTTAATATTAAAGTCTTTAACTTTATTAGCATTAGCATATACAGTATCAAGATAATCATATAAAATAGAGTCAAGTCTTACATCTTTTGTTTTAAAAATATCTAATACAGTATTAGCTAATTTCATTCCTATTCTACCTATAATGTTTGCCTTAACTGCTCCCCATAAATCTTCTCTAAAGCCAACATTTCTCTCTAAATTATGAGAAATTCTAGCTATTTCATCATCTAGTTTAAAATGTTTATTCATATCAGAAACAAATCGAGCTAATTTTTTACCTTCTTCAGTAACAAAAGATTGTTTTTTAATAGCTTTATCTAAAGCTTGCCAACTTCTTTTGTTAGGATTTTCAGTTAAAGCTTCTTTAATGATAGCTTTTTCTAATTTTGCTACTTCTTGTTCTCCTGCTAAATTAGCAATAGCTTTAAAATCTCCTCTTTCTATACCTATCCTAGATAATTTTTGAATTTTAGCTTCGGGAGTCATATCAGCTGTTAGTATTTTACCTACTTTTGAATCTCTTGCTTTAGCTACTTGAGCATAGAGTCCTTTTAATTCAATCCAATCTTTATAAGCTTGTTCAGGCATAACTTCTTTAAGAGTATTTTGTAAATTAGTTTGAAATTCACTCCATTCTCTATATCTTGCTTTATTATTTTTAAGTCCTCTTTTAATTTCATTAATAACTTTATCCGCTTCCATTAAACCTTCAATAGAAGGCTCTTTTATTATTTCTTTAATTCTAGCTACTTTTGTTCTAGTTAATTCATCAAGAGAATCAAGAGGTGTATTAGCTATTTTTGATTTTTTAACTACATCTTCAGGTAAATCAACTAGCTGTTGACCTATATTATAAGTAACCTTATCCCAAAGATGTTGGGCTAGAACATTAGCTTCACTTATTTTAGCTCCTAAATGGTCTATATCTAAATCATTTCTGTTTAAAAAATCAAAAAGTTTTTCTTTTCTTTGATTAACAAAATTAGCAAGAGCTTGCATAGATTTAGTAGTATCTCCTCCAGTTTTAGTAATTAAACTAGCTATATCACTACCATGAATTAATAGCATAGCTTCTACACTTGTTTTAGGAGAGTATAAATCCTCGAAATTATCTACTTTCATATACTTAGCATACTCTTGAACTGCTTTATTTACATCTTCATCACTTAAATTTAAAGTTTCTCTTAAAGTTTGGTCTAGTTTTGTATAGTTACTCATTCCTAATTTAGATAAATTATGAACTGCACTACTTAAAGCAACACCTCCTAATATACCAAAAGCAGCAGCTGTTTCAGGATTCTCTTCATTTCTTCCTTTAGCAACTACATAACCTAAACCTCCTCCAATAGCTCCATTAATTGCATAATCTCTAAATCTCTCTCCAACTCCTGCAGTATATTTAGTCGATTTAAATAGTTTACCTAACAATCCAAAACCTAAAACTAAATCACCTAAATTCTGAAAAGTAAATATAGCATTACCTTGCTCTCCCAAAGCATGTTGATATTCTCTAATATCCTTATCATAGTGAGTAATTAAAGCGTCAAGAGATGTAGTATCAATATCAGCTCCTAATTCATTAGCTATATCTGTTCCAGTTTTAACTAGTCCAGCTACTGTTTGCATAGCTCCAGTAACAGTTTCTCCTATAGCTAAAGCTGTAGTATTAGGATTTACAGCTTTAGGAGTACTTACAGCAAAATGAGCTTTCCTATAAATAGTATCAAAAGTTTTTCTAGTAATTTGCCCAGAGTCTAAAGCTTCTTTAGCTTTATCTCTAATTCTTGTTTTAACAATAGAGCCTATTTTTTGTTTATCTTTGTTATACATATAATCAGGTAATTTTTTTAAAGCTTGATACATTAAATTATAATCTCCTTTTGTATCAAGTTTAAATTTCTCAAAGTTAAAAGGAATATTTAATTCTTTCTTCTTAGCTTTTATCTCAATAGCTTTAGCTATATCAGCAGGTCTATAATATTGTTCTGCTGTATTAAAATCAAAAAATTGATATTTATCTTTAGGTAAAGTAGCAGCTGTTTGTTCTGTTAAAATAGAGATATCTTTAGGACTAGCGTCTGCTATTTGAGTAACATCTAAATTATCAATAATATCTAAACCACTTCTTGTCATTATACATTCCCTTCCTCTTGTTGAGTTGTTTGAGGTAATCTATTATCTGCACTAGCTTGAGCATACCCCTGTTGAGAGCCTCTTCCTGCTAAAGCTCCTTGCATTTGCGGTTGAGGTTGTAACATCATAGCTGTTTGCTCTAAAACATCAACTACTTTTGTTTTATTTCTAAAATTCATTTGGTCTACAAGTAAAGACCCCATTTTTAGATATCCTTGAGGATTTATAGACATCATAACTTGTCCTATAGCTCCATTCATAACTGTTTCAATTGCAACTTGAGTTTGTTCTCTTTCATCAAGATAGTTAGTAGATGTAACTCTAAGCTTTACATCAGCATATCTTATATCAGTATGATAATCATGAACAGGCTCAACAATAGGTTTTCCATTTTCATCAGTCATAATAATACCTTTATCATCAACTGCTTCTCTAATAATTAAATTTCCATCTCTATCAGTTAAAGGCTTATTTATAGTTAAAAATTTTTGTATGTTATTATCAGTTAAAGCAATAATTTGAGTGGCTTTATAATATCTTCTAATTAGTTCTAAGAGTTTTAAACCTAAATTTTTATAGAATAGATTTAATTTAGTATCAATATAACGTAATCTCATCATAGAGCTATTTTGTTGTAATTTAACTTTTCTTCCACTATCACTAGCAAATGCTTGACCTAAAAAAGAATCATTTATACCTAAAATAAATTGTATTCTATCAAGAGCTTTATCAGCAATCATTAATTGTTGTTGAATCTCTAAATTATATTTTTCTATTTTAATTCCAGCTAGAGTTCTAACAACTGCTATTTTTGATAAATTTTTATAATCTCTTTCAAATTTTTTAATATCATCTACACTAGTTTCTTGAACAATAACTTTTTCAGCATTTACATATTTTGCAATTTTTAATAAAGCTATATTTAAATTGTGTTGAGCAGATATAATCTCTCTAAAAGCTCCATAAATAGTTCCTTTAGTATCTCTTTCAAGATAAGTCATAACAAAAGGCATGTATTCTATTTCTTGTCTATAGAGTTCTAGTTGGTCATGCCATATTATTAACTCCCAAGTTCCTTTATCATTCTTAACATAACTTTGAACAATAAGATATTTATCATTTATATTCCAATCAAAAGTTTTATTAGAATTAATAACTCCATCAGGAGTTGAGTCAGTTCCTGTAAAGTCATAATAAGCTTGAATATCTTTACTTTTTTCTTTAAACATAGCTTCAAGTGTAGCTTTATTTAGCCATTTTTTATAATGAATATGTTCTAAATCTTTAAAGTCAGCCTCTCTAGAGTCTGTATCAAATACAATATCAAAAATATCTATTTTATCAATATCAGCTCTAACAATTTTTCTCCCGAACATATCCATTGAAGGATTGCCAAACATATCTTGCTTAATTTGAGCTTCACTTTTAGCAATAAATAAACCAGTTAAAATTCCTTGAAACTTTATAAATTCTCCTAAGACATCAAACTCATTATCATCAAGTATATGCTCAAGGACATCATTTAAAACATCAGCTACAATAGCGTCTTGAGGTTTTAAAGGGTCAGCTCTAAAACCAGTTACAATAGCAGAGTAATAACCTATAAGCATTCTAGAGAAAGCTTTTATAATATTAAAACTTTCAGGCTCTAAACCAGCGTCTTTAAATTCTTGAAGCTCTTCAGCACTAAATTGAGCATTATGGTATAAATTTAGAACTTCTTTTGCTTCATCATAAAAAGGCTGTAAATTAAAATAAGTTGTAGTAAATACATCTCTTAAACTTGTTAAATCAGTTTTCATAACTACTCCATTATATAATCATCTAAGTTTATTTGTCGACTACTAGCAGATGACTTAGAATTAGACTTAACTTGTTTATCATCTTTTTGTTTGAACATAGAGTTAATAGGAGGTTTATTAGGGTTATAATCCTCTACTAAATTAGAATTTTTTACTTTATAAAATTCTCTACTAAGTTTATAAACATCAGCAGGATATCTATATTTAGCAGATTTAATATAAGATTCTGTATCCTCTTCCATACTATTAACGAAATTAGTTAATCCTTCTATAATAGATTCTCCTGATTTCCATTTATCATACCCTGAAGATTCTAATCTTCTTTTTAGCTCATTATCAGTCATACTTTGTCCAGATATCATATTTACATAATCATAAACAGCAAGTAAAGCCTTTTGATGAGCTGTTTTAAATTTTTGTAAATCTTTATCTGATTTAAGTAATCCATTATTATATTCAGCAAGCATTAGTTTTAAAGTATCTGTAAAATCAGTATCAGTTAAAGCATTAACTAATTCAGGAAGTAACTTTTTCCCTCTTGTATATATAGATACTCTTCTAGATAATTTTTCTGAAGTACTTGCGTCCATAGGTTTTTTACCTTGAAGAGTCTCAAGAAGTTTTAAAGTTTGTCCATCAACTTTAGGTGTTTCCCAAATAGCTTTATTAGTATATAAATCTTCTGCATGTTTATAAGCTACATCTTTTCTTATAGTTTCATCTGTTAAATCAGCTTCTTTTAGCTTCTTTAATTTTAAGTCAGCCTCTTTTAGAGCCACATCAAGAGCCTCTTTTTGTTTATCAAGAGGAAGTGGAGTAGCTAAAGCACTTAAAGCAGCTTGTCTCTCATCATCACTTAAAGCTATCTCATTTAAAGCTTGTTTTGGGTCTGAAATACCTCCTTGAATAATAACATCTCCTAAAGCATTATAAGCTTCATCATAATTCATTTTTCCTTTAGTGGCTATAGCTTTAGCCATAGAAACTAAGTCTTTTTCTGAAACATAATTAGTTTTAGGAGTCATTGCATTAGGGTTAGTAACTGTTTTTGATATATTTAAAGCATTATTAATCTCTTCAAGTTGGGAAGAAGTCATAAACTTTTCTGCATTAATAGTCTTCATCAACTCTTGAACACCATGTAATTGAATTTTACCATCAGGAGTATAACTTTTAAATGTTTTTCTTTCTAAACCCTCTTTCGCTTCAGGAGTTAAAGTAGATACATCTACTCCTAATTGTTTAAGAGCTTGAACATCTTCAGGATTATTAAAATTAATTCCATCTACTCTTGTAACACCGTAATGCTGTTTTAATTTTTCTTTAAGAACAGGGTTAGAAACAAGAATTTTATTAGCGGCTTCATAATCAGAATGAGCAAGAGCTGTAACAATATTAGTCATATCTCGAGTATTTATAGTTCCTTCAATAGCTCTTTGTTGTTGAGTAAGTAATTGTTGTTGCTGCTCTATCATTTGAGATTTCAAATCTTGCATAGCTTGAGCATTATCAAAATTATTACCCATCATAGCATTAGTTAATTCTAATTGAGAAACTCTTCTTGATTCTAAAGAGTTTCTTTCTTTACCTAATTCATAATAATTATTAACATTCATTCTTTGAGATTCAGCATTATATTGCTGAATATCTAAACCTCTTGACCTAAGTTTAACTTCATCAGCATGTACTGCTTTTTTATAATCAAGTTCTGCTGAATCTCTAACTGCACTATAAATTGCCCCTATCATTATCTATCCTTTATCCTATTGTATATGTAATAGCTCCTAAAATATTATCCATCATTCCGCTATTTTGTTGAGCGTAATTTAGTCCTGCTTGTGTTTGAGTGCTAGTCATATTTGAGTAACCAGCACTAATACCTCCAAGAGCTGATTTAGTTGAGTTATAGGTATTATTTATACTACCAAGCAAAAGTTGTTGCTGTTGTAAACCTAAACCAGCAAAACCTAATTTTTGTTGAGCTACATATTCATCAGCACTACTAGCAACATTAGCTTTAGCAATAGCTCCTTGCATTAAGTTATTATTCATTAAAGACATACTTAAGCCACTATCTTGAACACCTCTAGCAGCCATAGCTTGATTTAATTGATTATTAGCAAGTTGAGTTTGTTTTTGAATCTCTACAGCTTTTTTAGCAGTCCATATATCTCCAGTTAAATTTTTAAAATAAGTTCCTAAATCATCAAAAGTAGGACCAAAAATATCAGACCATTTTTGATACTCTTCAATATTTAATTTAATCTGCTCATCAGATAGTTTTTTAATATCTTGATTAGTCTCTTTTTGCAGAGCTAAGCTTTCTTTAGCAGTTTTGTTAGCTTCATCTTGAGCGTCAAAGTTAGTTAATCCTATTGCGTCTGTAATAAACCCCATTATTAAATCCTTTCTCCTAACTTATTAAGTAATTTTTTACCTGCTAATGTGGCTGCATTACTTAACCATGTTTTATAACTTTTAGCTATAATCTCCTCAACTTCAGTTACAAATTGTTTAACATACTTTCTCTTTTCAGTAAGCACAAAAATATCAGCAAAATAAAAAACATCTTTTGTTAATCCATAACCAATAATATAACCATATATTGTATCAGAGTCATCTACAAGTTTAAAAGCTGATACTGATTTTCTTTGTAGCAAAAAGAGTAACTCTTGAGCTACTGCAGTAGGGTGTTCTGTATAATGATTCTTAAATGTTAAATCAAATAAAGTTGGTATATCTTCAACTTTTAAAATTTTAGTCTTCATTTTTTAATTCTTTCTTTAATAAATATATTTTTACATCTTGCTTTTCTAGTTTATCTTCTAAGTCTTTTATTTTACTAACAAGAGTTGATAGAACTCTTCTTAAATCCTCGTTAGTAAAATGTGGAGGTAAATTAAGAGAAAATGTACTCATAAACTTCACCTTTTGATTTAATCTCAATTTGAACAACTCTATATTGTTTCTTATTTATTTTATATTTTATTATATCAAAATTATCTATATTATTCAATATAGAATTAGTAGTTTCTATATATGAAATAATATCATCAATAAATAATTGTACTCTAAGTTCACTATCTTTTTGAGCAGTTAAAATAAATTCTTTAGAGTATTTTGGTATACTAATAAAAGTAGGAATTGAAAATTTAGGTGATAAATAAGTAAATTCTCTGTTTTCATTGCTTCCAAATACTTCTACTAATTCATTATAATCTTTTCTAATTCCATGTAATTTTGATTTAACTACTTCTAAATAAGAATAAGTAGAATCAATATAATAAAACTTTATATCAAATCTAAAATCAATAATAAGAGTTTTATTATTGATACCACTAATAAAAACTCTTTCATTCCATACACCAGCTACTATAGACTCATCTAAAGTTAAATAACCTAAATGGTTTTTAGTTAAATTCTCTACAACACTTCCTGTTGTAGTTGAGATACCATCATAACTAGCCCAAATAAGGGTATTTTTATAGTAAGTTATAGAATCTCTGCTAACACAACCTACTTCATAAGATAAAGGATAAACAAAAAAATTAGTTTCATCTTCTCCTGCTATAATCCAACTCTTATTTTTAGAGAAAATAACTAAACCACTTTGAATAACTCCTATTCCCTCTAAATCCTCTTCGAAGATAATAAAGTTTTCTTTAGGAAAATATTCAGGGTATCCTCTTTTTGAATAGTATACTTTATTTTCTACTATTGCTATATGTAATCCTTTATACATAACTGCATGAGTTACACTATCAGGAATAGAATAGTTATTATAACTATCTAAAATATGGTTTCCAGCTACTAATCTTGTTGTAGATGTATCAAGATAAGTAGGAGATGTAGTTGTATCAATAAGAGTAAAGTCATCTAATCCATCATCTGTTAACTTATAAATTCTAACACTCCAACCAGTCATAACTCCATAAGTTAATTCATTATTACTAACTTTACCAAAGCTTACTTTATTAGAGGGAGGAGTTTCTAAATCAAATTCTTCATTATAATATGTAACTACATAAGTAGAAGAGGGTAGTTCAGATAAATAGGCATTATCTCTTTGAAGTTTTAAATTAGTATCTTCTGCTACATAAGGTAAATCAGGATATTCATCAGATAAATATTCTTTTGTATAAGATGTATTTTTACCTTTATAGATTAATTTTTCATTGATACAAGTTATAGACCCTCCACTTAAACCTCTTTGACAAGAACGTAAAACAATATAAGTATCTGAATCTTCTAAATCAAGTTTTAAAGAGTAATTTATATCTCTTGAAGAGTCATAAATCTCTACTATATTAGAACTAGTTACTATATCTTTAAAATCAAAAATAGTTTTAATATCATCAGAATGAGTCGATACATCAGCAGAATTAAAGTGATGTTCTCCTCTAAATTCTATCCATGGAGTTCTAACAATATTACCATCTACATCTTTAAACTCTATAGCAAAATCATAATGAACTTGTTTAGTAGAATCAACTGGTAATAATACAGGAGGAGTAGAATCATATTTTAGATAAGTATTTTTATCCTTATAAATAGTACCATCTGTTAAATATAACTTTTTGTTAAATATATTAGCATATATATTATAATCAAAAGTTATATAATCATCATCATAATATTTAAACTTTTTAGCATTAATATAACTAATTAAAGAGTCTTGTTTTAATGGGACTAATTTTCCTGTAGATACATCTACATTCTCTAAATAAACAGCTGTATTAGGCTTTAACAAAAACGGAGATATATGTTGATTCATACCTCCGCTGAATTCTATAATTGGAATATTACTATCTTTATTAATCATAATAAACCTCTTTTGATACTCTTAAAGCTTCTAACCACTTTTTGTTTAAATCAGACCAAAAATTATAACCTTGAGGAGTTTCTCTCCATTTAAAAGCAAAATTAATCCAGTTTTTCTTAGTAGCTTTAGTTTCAATACAATCAAAAGTTAAATTAGCTTGATATAATTCCCACACATTATTTTCTATAAGAAAATCTTTAAAAGTTAAAAAGGGCTTCTCTTTTACGTTACAAATATTACTCATTTAACCCAACCTTTTTCACATGAAGATTTAGCTTGTAGTGAGTCTATTGCTCCATTACAAAGAGTTTTATCAGTTATTTCATAATCATCTGCATTTAGTTCTTCATCAATTGGAACAAAAACTTCAGCTTTTATTTTACCTAAAACAGCTGTAAATCTCCATATTTGAGGTTGAATTTCAATAGGATATAATCCTAAAGAATCTTTTAGAGAAGGTAAAGAACAAAAAGAAAAACACCCTGTAGGTTGATAAGCAAGGAAGGAGTATGATGTACCATCAGCCCATGAAGGTCTAGTAATAAGTTTATTGAGCTTTAATTGTTCTTCTGCTTGTGTTAGAGTCATTTAGTATCCTTTTAATTGTATTTATTTTTAAATTACATTTATCTATAGTTTCTAAACAGTTTAGTATGTATATAGCAACTCTCTTATCAACATCTACATCAATATCAGGAGGTTTAGGCTTTTTAAGAGGAGTAAGCAATTCATCAGGAACTACAGGAGTTACATATACAATTTTTTTAGTACAACTATTTATGAAAAATAGACTTAAACTTAACAGTATTCCCTTTGTGCTTCCTAATAAAAGCTCTCTTAGTTCTGTAAACATATTTAACCTTTTGTTTCTTTTTAATATATCTATCCATAGTTTTTAATGTTTTTAAAACTTGAGTAGTTCTATAATTTAACTCTTCTACTTTAGAATTAGCCTCTTCAAGTTTAAAAAACAAAAAAGCATTTACTACAATTAAAACAAAAATTAAAATAGGAGTTAAATATACCATTACCAGTATTTCCAATCCCACGTTTCTATATAATTATACCATTTAGTAGCAACTCTATAGATATGTTCACTATATCTATAATTAATATCACAGGCATTTCTATGAGTTCCATTTTGAAACCATACAGTTCTTCTTCTACAATACATTTCAGCTATATCGTGATTACAAGATTCGGCTCTGTTTACTTCTTTTGCAACTAACCACCCTCCATTATAAGCTTGAAATGGAATCCATAATCTATCACAAGGAGTTTTTTGTTTAGCTTCCTTAATAAGTTTCTTCATAATTAAAACTTGAGCTTTTGTTTGTCTATCAATTGTAGCAAGATTAGGGACTCCTCGAGGCTTTAAATAATTTTTCCACCATCTCCACGTAATTTGTCCTACTCCAACAGAACCCACTCCATCATCAGATATAGCACTTAATCTACATTTACTTTCAGCCCACCCTTGAGCTATAAATAATTGATAAGGAAATGAGATACCTAAATATTTATTAGAGTATTTCCTAAAATAAGAAGCAGTCCATCTACAAGAAGCTGACGAGGCTATTACTGTTAAAGTTATAATTAAGAGTATTACTTTTTTCATTTATTTAACTCCTTTATAGTATTAACTATTTTCATAAATTTATTCCACTTTTTTCTTGTACTAACTTTCTTCCAACCCCCGTTAAATGTATTATGATATAAAGAATGATGTTCTCTACATAACGTAACAAGATTAGAAGGATTATTAATAAGTTTAGGAAAATATTTAGCACTAAAGATATGATGTACCTCTCTAGTTTTTATTTTACCACAGATAAAACATCTTGGATTACCTCTAAGATGTTTTATTCTTGTTTCTCTAAGCATAACTATAACCGATATACAAAAAAGAAAGAATCAATAGAACTCTAGCATAAGCTCCAAAACCAATTAATTTAGGGCTATCATTCCAATTAATTTTGTGAGGAAATAAAACTAAGCCTACTAAAAACCCTATAACAGCACTTAAAATACCTTTAACCAATCCAACAAAAGTAACTTGAATTTGTGGATATATAAACTTTAAAAACCCACTTTGAGTAATTAAAACATAAAAAAACACTAAAAATATAACAAGGAAAGCTCCTCTAATTAACCTATCTAACATATTATTCCTTTAATACTTTATAATAATCTGCAACTATTAAGAGGAGATACCTCCTCTTGCTAAGCTAATTAAGAGATAGCAAATAATTGTTGAGAGTAAGACAATAGTTGCAGTTGTCCATCTAAAAAACTCTGTACATCTCTTAACTTAGTATTAACACTATTAACCCATTCAGTATCTACATTATCTAATAGCTCGATTGCTTCTTGAAGCTTTTCTAAATCTTCAGGAGATAGTTCTAGACCGTTAATTTTAGCTTCTACTTCATCTAACTTACCTTGAAGCTGAACATCTTTATCACTTAGCTCTTTATCTTTTGTATCAATATAAGTTTTTACTATTTGTAAAGTTTGTTGCAACTCATTTTTTAATTCTTCTACTGTCATAATTATCCTTTATTAAGTTTTAATGTTAAAGCATAGATAGCTCCAGTAACTATCATAGCACCTATTGTCTTAAGAAACCAGCCAACAGCACTAGCTCTAGAAGATTCAAGAGAAATTAATCTTCTTCTTAACTCTGATACTTCTGCTTGAAGAGTTGATATTTCTCTTAACTCTTTTGCAAGAAGTTTTATATCTTTAGTTAGAGCTTGTACATTTTCTGTAGTTTGCTTTTGAGCTATACTAACCTCTTTTAAAGTTAGTATAAACTCTCTAAACTCTTCTTGAGTTATCTCTCCGCCCACGACCTACCCTTTATTAGTTGATAACTTTAATATCGATAGAGGCTACTCCTCCCCCAATAGGTCCTGTATCTTCTACTTGCCCTTGGAAGTTCCACCCTCCAGTAAAAGAACCTAAGTAAGTTTTTGCCCAAAATCTAAAAGTAACAGTTTCAGCATTATTAACCTCGTCTATATCTACTATCATACTACCAGTATTTCTACCAATATTATTAGCTCTAGTCATAGTTTCACAATGATAACCTGAATCATAAATGAAATTCCATGTAGTTCCACCATCAATAGAGTAATCTATTTTATGATAAACTCCTGCCCAACTTGAACCTTGGTCATTTCTAACTGGAATATCCCAACTAATCTCTACTACATCTCCAGCTAATTTACCGAAAGGTTGCCACTCTTTCATAACAGCCCATGACTCATTTACATCTTTTTTCTCTGTTGTCCATTGGCGTAAATATTTTTTAGGTCTTAACTTTTGAGCTAAATTAATTGTAAAATCTCCTCCACCTAAAAGCTGTTGATAAGAAATTAAACCTTTAGCTGCGTCAATAACTGTACAGTTAGTGCAATTCTCTGTATCAAGAATATAATTGGGTTGTAAATCAACTGTAGAGACATAACTAGTAGTTCCCTCAAAAATTGTTTTTGTTGTCTGTCCTCTATCTACAGTTAATCCATCAAAAGTAACAGATACTGGAGTAGCTACTTTAGAGTCAGCGTCTAGCATAAGATATTGAGTACCAATAATACACCAAACTCCAGTTACTCTACCAAATGAACGAGTATAGTCACTTCCTGTAGTACCACTATAAGAATTTAATCTCTTAGGAACTCCATAACTACCACTAGTAGCACTAGCAGCTGATTGAGACCCCCACACTTGGTGATTATGTCTTTGGATACCTTGTTGAACAAATAAACCTAATTTAGACGCAGCTAAACCTCTATCATCATCTCCATATCCTCCAGTATAAGCTACTTCACCTCCATACTTAGACCAATCAGGTAAAGTTATAGAGTCTCCATCTACTGTAAAGTCAGGATAGGCATCACTATCAGCTGCTTGCTTAGCTTCAATAAATCTAGCTAACTTAGCGTCTGAAATAGTTTGTCCATTTAATTCATAAATACCATTAGCTTCATTAGGTAAAGCTATTAAAAGTTGTCCCATAAAAGCGTGACTAATAGCTATTGAGTCTATTTCAGCTGTAATAGTAACTATCTCATCAGTAGGAACATCTCTTGTAACTCTAATCATTCCTGTATAAGGGTCAATAACTTGTACATCAATAGAGTTTCCACTATTATCAGTAGCTGAAATAGACTTAATGTATTTTTTATCAGGTACTTCTACTACAAGAGCAACAAAATCTTTTTCATAATTTTGAGTAGAAATATCTAATTCAGACTCTCCATTAACAAGAAGTGGATTCGCGTCTTGGTCTTTAGCTTTTACAGTGAATGTATTTACATTCTCTTTATAAAACTGAATAGGACTCCAATCTCCGCTATCTCTCTTAACAAAAGTAACAGCTTCACCTTTAGTTAAAATATCATAACCATTAGGCTCTACTGTAACTTTCTCATCACTATCAAGAGTTCTTACTACTGTAATAGTAGCTCCAGTATCAAGTGTATCAGGTAAAGTTACTGACTTAGCTGTACCATTGCTTGTAACAAAAACAACATTAACAGGGTCTTCATCAGGAACTGTAAAATGGTCTGATACTTCAAATACTTTTGCTTCAGCTCCACCTTTTAAGATATTCCAATATCCAATAGTTCCATCATTAGGAGCTAAACCTTCTGTTGCGTCTGTATTAAAAATATAAAATACTGGTTTATTTAAATAAGACTTAACTTGTCTAACTTCTCCATCTTCAGGAGCTGAAATATCTAAAAGGTCGTTTTCAGTTTGAACTGGTTCTTTAAGTTTTAAAGTACCACTAGAGCCTGTACCTACTAAAGCTTCAGTAAATTTAGAACTTTGTAAAACAAGAGCTTTAGATGAATTAATATCTGTTGTATCTTTTCTAGCTAAAATTCCGCCAATATAAAAATACCCATCAAGTGCAGGAATATCTTCTCCAATATATCTCTGCTCTGCTTGAGTTAAAGTAGTATAATTTACAGTTCCTCTAACTACTACAAACTCTCCTTGAGTATTTACATAAATTTTTTGATAAGTAGCGTCATTAGAATAAGCTACATCTTGTAAAGAATTAGTTATAGGCTCTACAAATTTAGTAAAATCAAATTCGCTACGAAGTGTTCCATCTTCTTCTGTTCCATCAGGATAAACATATTTAAACTCTAAAGGCTCTTTAGCTGAAATAGAGAACTTATCCCAACCTTTTTTAGTTGGATTATAAGAGTGTAAAACTCCCTCTGAAACTTTTATAGTTAATCCTGTAGGTTGTGGTTGTAATCTTAAACCATTCTTTAAAACACTTAAATGCTCATTAAAAGAGTGTTGGTTATAAACAAGGTCTGTTTTAATCCATGCTGTATCATCAGTAATAGCTTTAGCTATATTACCATTATACATTTGAGCTTTTGGAAGTAATGCTCTATATACATCTCCTCCATAAGTACAATATTTAATAGAATCAGTACCATATTCTTTAACATTCTCATTAAAAGCAAGGATAACTCCTTGCTCTTTAGGATTAACTTGTGTATATAAATTAATACCTTTATTCATTTATTTATCCTTTAATTACCAAATTAACTCTAAAATATCGCCTTCAAACAAGAAATTCATAGTATTAGAGTCTTTTAAATCTACTTCAATAGTAGTAGTATCTTTAACTTTAACATTATCAATAGGAATAGCAACACCATTATATCTAACTGTTACACCCTCTTTAACATAAGCTAACTCATTAATACTATCTGCTGAAAAAACTTTTCTTCCACTTTGAGTTGCAGCTCCACTAATAGTAGCTCCTGCACTATCTTTCCATTCAGTTGAAGTAGCTCCAGTAATAGCAATTGTAATAACTGAACTATCTAAAGTCATCTCACTATCAACTCTTAATTGAGTAAAGCCAGCTGGAGTTGATAAAAGCTCTTTTAACTCTTCAAGTCCTACTCCTCCTAAAGTACCATCTCCTGCAAGCATGCTAGCTAGTCTGTTTGCTTCTGCACTTGTAGCAAGAGTGTACATTCTAACTGGTTGAAAGTAATAAGTTCCTGCTGGAATTGTAACAGATGTTAAAGAGTCTGTTGTATCATCATAGATAACAAAAGATACTTGAATTTGATTAGCTTGAGTATCTTGACCATCACCGATAGTTGTTTGTAACAATCCATAAACATACTTAGCTGTTGTCAGTTCACCAGCTTCATATTGAATCTCTAACTGCTCATCTTTATCTGAATCAAGAATTTTAACCATATTAACAATTCTACCACCAACTTCATTAGTAGTAGTTTCGTTTGTTCCTAAACTTCCTGCTACTGTAGTACATGCTAAACCACCAGTAATAGCTTCATAAGTAGAGCCATCAATAAAAACTTTACCAGTTGGAGGATTATCTAGTAATTGAACATCTACTTCACTTGAAGTAGTTAAAGTTACTCTTGCTCCTAAAGCATTATCAATAGTAGGAACACTACATTCCATTACTTTTTGTAAATTACCATAAACTGGTTTACCATCAACTAACTTTTTACCATGTCTAATTCTTACACTATACGCATTAATTCCGCCACTCATTTTAATCTCCTTATTATCTATTTAAACTAAATCTATCATCAATAAATAAGCTTAAAGCACCATTTAAAACACTTGTTAAATCTATCTCAATAGTATCATTAGCTACAATAGTAACATCTGTAGCTCTTACACTAGTACCATTATACATAAAATCTTCATCAGCTACATTTCCTACTTCTCCATTTAAGTAATCAAGAAATTGACCATTGTTCCAAATATTTTTTAAAGGTAATGGAACACCAGCACTATCTTTTAATACTATATCACTAGCATTAACTGTTAAAGTTAATACTGGAGAAGGTAATTCATACTCTTCACTTAATTCTCCTTCAAATTTTACCTCTTTTGACTCTGCTACAATAGGTAAATAAGAATCTACATCATTACTCCAAATTAGAGCTTCTTGAGTTCCTTTAATAAGATAAATAATATCCTCTTCTCCTTGAGAAGGAAGCTCATTTTTACTATCAAAAAATAAAATAGATTCTCTAAAGACACAAATTTTATTTCCTGCGATATTAACATATCCTCTATGAGTATCTTTAGTAATATAGAGTACACCTTCTTGCATTGAAGATATTTCAGGTTCTGTATCAACTATTTGAATATACTCTTTAGAACTTGCATTAATATAACTTTGAGTATCATCGTCCCATATATAAATCTGGTCGGTATCTCTATTAACATAAACAGTTAAGGAGTTACCTTTAGTTGGTAAAGCATTATCATAAAACTCAACTCTACCTACACCTTTAAAAACTGCTGAAGGAGAAGCTAGCTTAGCTTCAAATTTAGACTCATCTCCTTTAAAGAAGTCTTGACTTCCTACACCTGCTTTAGCCATTTAAAATCTCCTCTTTCTCTTTTAAATACTCCATCTCAATCTCATATCTTCTTTTGATAATAGCTTTAATTATAGCTTTTAAATCTTCAGGAGTCAAAAGTTTAAGCATTTTATTGCCTTTAGAATTAAAAACATAAGCTTTAACAGGCTCATCAAGAATTAATAATGATTGATACTGCTCTTGAACAGTTGGAGTATACTTAACAAAAAAATCTTTGACGTTAGTTAAACCACTATAAGCTTTATATTTTTTATCTCTTAACTTGTTTAGCTTCTCATTTTTTAACTTATTCTTATCTATTACCCATTCATTTTTGTTTTCATCAAAATAAATAGACTTATTAGTTTCAAAAGGTTGTACCATAGTAACTAAATGTTTAATTTTATTGTAAGTAGTTTCATTTACTTCTACTTTATTACCTGAACTTTTATACCAAACAGTAAATTTTTTAGGCTTAATAATATCCCATTTACCAGTATCAGTATTAAATACTAGTTTACTGTTAGTTGGAACTGTATCTGGTATTTTAATAAATGTAAAATCCTCATTATCCCTAATAAACTTTTTACTAGTAGCTACACCAGTAAATTCTTTTGTTTTTTTATCATACTTGTAAAACATTAAGCTGTCCTTTTTATATGAACTTCTAATAACTCAATATTAGATGTAGTCTGTCTAGCATTTAGAACTTTATAACTTTGTAATAAATTATTCACGTTATTTTTATTGTATATATTTATTACATAAGTAGCTACTTTTGTAGATGAGTCATATGTATAAGTAGAACCATCATCAAAAGTAGCTTTACAATTTTTATCTCCACTACTTCCCTCTTGACATTGATTTCTAGTTTTAATAATTTGACGTGATTTTATTTTATATATTAGAGTTACTTCTATATCCATATAAGGAGGAACAGATATTACAATTCCAGTCCAACTACCATTAATAAAAGCAGTTTTATCTGTATAAGATAAAGTCTCCCCTATATTTATAATAGGGAAAAATTCAGGTTTTATACAGTTATTAGAATCTAACTCTGTTGTTTGTTTTGAATACTCAATTACAAATATAGAATTATCAGGTATAGAACACTTATACGGACAAGATATTTTATCATTTAACCAAGCATAGGTACATAATAATTCTTTTGTTTTACTACAACACCCCATATCATCCTCCAACTTCTACAACTGAGCCACTAGAAAGTTTATAACATTTACCCTCACCACTATCGCTAATATCAACTATAAGTTTAATATTATCAACAAAATCACTAGCTACAGGTACACCATCTTTAGTTTTACATTCAATCTTAGAAATAATATCATCATAATTAGCTAGTACAACCCAATCAGAACCATTATAATATTTAGTAACTTTATCTGAAGTATTATAATAGGTAGCTCCAGTTAATAAAGGTCCTCCATCATCCATAGTTGAAGGGTCGCTAGATTTAGGATAAATCCAAAGAGTGTCTTTTACTGTGGGAGTCCATACTGCTGAACCATCACTATTATCATCACAAATAAATTTCTTTTGTGAATTAGAATTAATCCAATACTCTCCAACATCACAAGGAGGGTTAGAGTTCTCATCATCATCAGCTGTAGGATTTCTACCTTCATATCGAGCCCATTCTCCAGCACCTGCGTCAATAAGAATATATGTAGCAATAGTATTTCCACTAGAATCTACTACTTCATATTTATCTCCTCCTTCATAACCGTGAGCTGAATCCATATCAGTTGTAGGTTTAGATATACCTTTTAAAGCTATCCAATCAGGACTTCCTGCTTCTGCATTTCTTAAAATAAACTCTGAACCATCATCTTTGTACCATTTATCATCTACTTTAAATTGTTGAGTTTCATCATTATTATTTGTAGGAGAATTTTCGTTATAAATCTCATTTTTCTTTTGTAATGTTGTCCAAATTGCATTATGATTAGTATCATCAAAATTTGTAAATATAATGCCAGTTTTAGTGTTCTTCCAAACATCTCCTACATCAAAATTATCTTCATCGTCATCTCTTGTAGGGTCTGTTGTTTTTAAAATAGCCCACACACCATCAGATAACTGCTCATAAGTATTACTACCTACTTCAATTTGATGACCAATAGGATAACCAGCGTCTGTATTCATAGATGAATCAGGCTTAGTATTACTCTTAGTTTTAATCCATACTGCATTACCATCAGTTGTATCAACTGCTAAAAACTCTTCTCCACTTGAGTTATTCTTCCACACATCATCAGGTTTAAAATTAAAGCTAATATCATCATCTTTAGTAGGGTCTCTATCTGTTGATACTTCATTTTTATCTTTATCAGATAACCATACAGCATTACCATCAGCATTATCAAAACAAACAAAAGATTCATTAGTAGCTTTATTTAACCATTTATCTCCTTTATTCCATGATGGAGAAGAGTTTTCATCATCATCTTTAGTAGGGTCTCTGTATGCACTAGCAATCCATGTACCATTATCAGCGTCTGCAAGAGTATAAGTAACATCACCTACTTGAATCTCATCACCATTTCTATATCCCTTTGTTTTATCAAGAGAAGAATCAGGCTTAGAATTTTTCTTTGTATAAATCCATACTGCAGCTCCATCAGTAGTATCTCTAGCTAAAAATTCTTCGCCTGTAGAATTATTTTTCCAATGGTCATTAGGATTATAACCAATAGACTCATCGTCATCTTTAGTAGGGTCTCTATCAAATTCTACATCTTTAGGAGATTTATCACTAATATTAAACCATACTGCTTTGTCATCTGTATTATCAGCATTAACAAAAACTGCACCTGTAGTATAGTTTTTCCAATAATCTCCTACTTCAAAGCCATAGTCAATATCATCTGTATTAATAGGGTCTCTATCTCTTAATAAAGCCCACTTAGCTTTACCTTCAGTTGTATCAATAGCTTCATAACTATCTCCAGTTGTAGATACATTCCATATATCTCCTGCAAGATAACCATCAGCTACATCATCACCTGCAGTAGGCACTCTATCTGATACAGTAACTTTTAGTTTACACTCTCCATTAATATTTTGAGTTTTAAACTCTTCATTACCATATTGAACTTTAATATCACAAGGTAAAGGAGTTATAGTAGTAGGGTCATCTGCTGTAACAAGAGTATTTGTATCATAATTATACCAGTTACCGTCTCCATAACATTTAAATAGAGTTTTACCCACAATGATATAACCTGTTTCACTACAAGGCGTTGAAGTTGTAGGCTCTTGCTCATCTTCTCTAGCCCAAATAGCTTTATCTTTTTTTCCATCTACAAGTTTAAATGTTCCTACTGGAGTAACAATTTCGTGTCCTTCATCATATCCTTTAGAGTTATCCATATCTTGTGTAGGAACATCATCACTCTTTATTACTAACCAATTATTAGTAGGAGCGTCAAAGATATGAGTATCATTCCAAAGAGATTTATCAGGAACATTATCTGTAAAAATAGGAACTTCAGCTAAAGATATAATTTGAGAAGGCATTTCCATACTCTGCCAAATATTAGCATTAACTGTATCATCTCTTAATCTATAAGTAATACCACTATCTGTATCAAGATAAAGCCTACCTACAAATGCAGTTGGTAAATTAGTTGTAGGAGTTGGAGTACCTTTACCTACATAAGTATTACCTTCATTATTACTTAAGTAACTCATCTTCCAGCTCTCCATTCATTATTAAAATATCTAAAAATAACATTAGCTCCATTAACATCAATAATAAACTCATTATCTCCATTAATAGGTTTATCTGCTATAACCTTAATAGGTCTATCTTGAGCATTTAATGCCCCATCAGTAACTACTACTACTTCTCTATCATCAAGAGGAGTTGGAAGAGTGATAGTAGCGTGAACTTCTCCAGAACTTAATTTAGCTCCTGCTGTATCTACAATAACTTGTTGATAATCTTCAGCTACATAATCAGATGTAGTATAAACAATATTATGAACAATTAAGTCTGTTATCTCTGTCTCTGAAAACACCTCAAGGTTTTTTCTAGCTCCTTCAGGTGTATCTGCTCCAGTTCCTCCGTCTTCAACTTGAACTACTTCATCTTCTTTAAATTCAGCTAATCCACATGGTTTACCACTAATATCTGTATTAACTCTTAGTGGCTCTTTAATTAGTACATTAGCATTTATATTAGGGTCTCTATGACTTAAATTTACTGCCATTACGCATTACCTCTTACACTTATTTCTTCAGTTGAACCATCTCTAAGTTCTACGTCTATATGCTCATCATCAGGATTAGGAGAACCTAAAACACATAAAGCTTGATTATCACCACTTCTAGTTTGTAAAGGAACATACTCATAACACATAGTTAAGAAAATACCAGCTTTTTCTTTTACAAGCTCATAATAATGTCTTGCACTATAATCACAAGTTGTAGTTGAAACAAGATTGTTATCATTATCTACACTCCAGCAATTAACAGGCTTATTAATATTTTGATTAGCATACTCACTAGCTTGTAACATATGTGCTTGAGCTAACTTTTCAAGTCTATCAATTTTAGATACTAAATCTTTAGTATAAGCAAGATTTTTATTAACTTCTTGAAGAGTTTTTAATAAAGCATTATAATCTTTATCAATTTTACCTACATAATCATTAATAGTTTCTTTGTAATGTTTTAAAGTTAATAATAAAGCTCTTGAGTCATTAATTAAATGTTCTGAATCTTTATTATTAATTTCAACTTGCTCTTTTAATCCTTCTATATAGTCTTTATCTCCTTGAACTTGAGTAGCTAAATCTTTAACTGTATAAAACTCGTTATCTATTAGAGATTTTGTTGCTAATATATCATCTTTAACAGTATTAACCTCTTCAACAATAGAGTTTAAATCCCCAAACAAGATTGATTTAGCATATTTACGCAAAGATGGATAAGGCTCACCATTTATAATAATATCTGTTTCATCATCAGCAGTCATCATTTCTACAAGTTGGTTATTTGTATCAACTAACTGCTGTAAAACTTCTTGCTCTGTTGCCATTTAAAATCCTTGCTTTTTACCTAATAATTTAGTATAAATATCACAAAGTTGTAAATTCTGATTACCAAAATTTAAATTTTGTACATCTTTATCAAATCGTAATAAAGTTCCAGTAACAAAATAAACTATAGCCATTTTCCAACTTTCAGGAACTTCATCAAGTGTAGGGATTGTTTTATAAGTTATTACTATTGTTTCAGGATTAACTGAAATTCCCTCTGCTAGTTGGATTTCAGTTGTATTTATAATAACATCTTGAAGAGATGAGTATATAGCAAGAGAAGTTACTTTAGGACATAATCTTAAAGTATCATAATCTTTCTCTTCTGCAATCAAGTATTGTAAATCTTCTATTGTTTCAACCTCTTCAGGGTCACACTCACATTCTACCTCTACAATAGATTTAACCTCTACATCACAATTACCTAAAACTTTAACTATCCCTAAATTATTAGGTAGATTTATATAACCATCTTTAGTAGAAGATAAAGCAAGAGTTTTTCTAAAATTAAGAGTATTTCTAGCAATATATTCTATTGCTTGTAATATTAACTCATCAATAACTTCGTCAGAATAACGAGTCGCCTCGTTATCTTCTAAAAACTCTCTAATTAATGCTTTAGCTTCCATTTATTACCTACTCTAAAATCATTTCACTTTCTAGTCTAGGAATGCGTGTTAATGAATCTTCTTTTTTATTTAACTCTAAGAACTCAATAACAATTGAAAATGCTCCATCTGCATTTCCTGCTACATCACCATTTCTAGTAGCAATAATCATCTCTTTATCAAGGAGTTGAGCTGTACAAGTATCACACCCCTTAACTCCTTCTGTACTAATATCAATTTCATCAGCAAGCACTACATCTGCATTAGTAATATCATCAAATGTAGGCTTAGGAATAGCAGGAACTGCTACAAGGTCAATTGTAGCTCCTGCTTGAGAATCTGCTTGTACTACACAAGTGTAGATTCTTTGAATTAGTACATTCTTAGGAAGATGAAATAAAATCAGCTCATTATCTTTATACTCAAGAGATGGGTTAGACACGCTAAAACGTGCCTTTCTTGTTCTGTAGTTGTCATAATCTCTTCTAATATCTACCATATCTTATCCTTAGTGCTTAATATTTAAGTTTACAATATTAGCGTCCATATCTGCAACTTTAGCCATGTAATAGTCGTTGCTTGACGCTTTTAATCTTGTTCTTTGAGCTTCTTGATACACAATTAATGCTACTTCTCCATCAATAGCAAAATCATCACTCATCTCAAAACGGTAATCTGGAGCTTTACCATTAGCAAATTGAACTGCATTAGCTCCTGCAATATATGCTCTTGAATATAACTCTGCTCCAAAGTCAAAACCTTCTTGTCCACTCCATCTATCATTAGTTTTATCATAAATATGAAGTCCAGCAATCTCTGCTTTATAAGCGTCTGCTCCCCATACTGGAGTATCTTGAACAACCTCTCCCATAAATAATGGAGCTTCTCGGATAAGAAGATGACCAATTTTACCAATCACACCTCTAATAACACGGTTATTATTACCTCTAACATCTGCATTAGTCATAATACTTGTATAATTAGGACTAGTTTTTAGTTTCTTAGCAAGATATGCGTCAATAGTTAATACCCATACAGGCTCTCCATTCTCAAGATAAAAAGGCTCAATTGGTCGTCTAATGCCTCCTGTAGTAAATCCTACACCTGTTTTTAAAGTAAGCTCAATCTCTTCTAACTCTCCAATATCAAAATCATCAAAATCAATAGTATGAGTTGGAGTAGGGTCTGTTTGTCTATCATTAGAGTGAAGCCCTTGCATAGTATCAAAGAAAAGTTGGTCTTTCCAGCGAATATAGGCATCAGCTAACAAATTTTTAGCTTTAGTTGATACCGAACTTGTTAAATCTCCTATTTGAGAAGCGTCAAATTCATCTTCAATATAAGCTACAAGTCTATATCTCTCTACATCAAGTTTTGAGTAAAATCTTTGCTCTCTTTCTCCAGTACCTCTAGCTTTCTCTTTACCTTTTACAGCTCTAACTGCCATATTTCCACTATAATCAAAAGTTACAGTATCTCCCTTACCAGCCATAAAGTTATTTGATTGATAAATAACACTTGACTTACTAGTTCCAGTAAGAGGAGCAAAATAACTTCTAGAAGCAGCTTGAATAAGTCCCTCTGTAATCCATTGCTGTCTAATTAAAGGGTCATCATATCTTAATACTTTACCACTCATTAAATCTCCTTAATAATTTTTAAAATACTACTTGTTTATAATCTTTTTTAAAATCTTTTTGTTCATCATTGTTTGTAGGATTAGTACCTTTAGCTTTAGTAATATCAGGAACACTAGGATTATCATCTTTAGGCTCTTCTTTTTTAGTTAAACTATCAGGTAACTCTCCAGTTGCTAAAAATTTCTCATATTCTGCTACAGATAATTTTTGTTTTAATTCAGCTTCACTTAGACCTGTTTCTTCTAGCTTTTGTTGTTTTAAGTAATTTGAATACAGCTCTTCAGCTTTTCTAGCTATTTCTTGCTCTACTTTAGCCTCTAACTCTCGTTTTTTATTATACCATGTGTCAGGGTCTGATACTTTTAACTCTTCTAAATCTCTCTGCTCTTCAGGAGATAGAGTAATTTTAACTTGTTTTTGAGCCTCCAGTAAAGCTTTCTCTTTTAAAATATCCATAACAATCCTTATCTATCAGTAATATACTTATTAATATTATACCATATATTTCTTAATATTAGTGTAATTTAGTGAAATCTCTAGGCTTAATTTTTGTATCAAAAAATAGATATTGAGCAAGGTAACGAAGTGACGCCGCACGGTCTGAATTTATATCATGAACATCTGTATCAAGATAAACTTGTAACTGTTTATCATATCGTCGTCTATAATTTTGTATCCCTACAAGCAAATTTAAATTAGGATTACAAAACATTATATTTATAAAGTCTCTAGCTACTTGTATAGATGTAGAAAATTTAAGAAGTTCTGGAAGAGGGGATACTGGTAAGCCTTTATCCATCATAATCTCGGCAGCTGAACGTCCTGTTGTAAAGTCATGAGAAAATGCGTCATGGGGTAGTATAATAGCTCTATAGTTAGGAAAAAACTCTTTTTTAGTTAATGGACATCTTGCTTTATATATTACCTCTATAAAATGTTCCACTCCTAAAGTATCATTAGACTCATACTCCCATAAAATATGAGGTCTTAGTTCAGTTGAACCATCAGGTAGAGTTGTAGGCTTAACTTGAGCAAAATACATAACTGTATAGTCTTTAGCTCCTATATCAAAAGAAACATACACAGGATAAGCAGGGTCGTACGGTAGAGGTTGTAATCTATACCTTTCCCTCATCAAAAGAGCATATTGAGATTTAAAAAATGTACCATGAAGAGGTAAATTAAAAGCAGAATCAGGAGAATATGGATACTCTTGATTCATATAATCTGATAGTTCATCTAACTTAGCTGCAGCCCAATTTTTTTGATATTGAGTGAGCTTGTACTGACCTTGTGTCATAATATTTTTAGGAAGTGGATTGAAATTATCAGCTTTATATAAATATGAAAGTATATTACCAAAATTATCAAGTTTAGGATATATCAAGTATTGTCTATTAATAAATATTCCATCTGCGTCTTTATAATTAAAAAACTCTTCTACAGTATCAAAATAGTCAAGAGCTTCTTGAGAGGGCTCATAATGATACTGTAAATTACAATCAGGGTCAATAACCCATGATAAAAATATAGGATAGAAATCAAGAGGTGTTAACTGTTGTTTTAATTTGAGTGTTGTGTTTTTTCTAGCTGTAGCAGTTTTCCACATCTCATAAAACATTCCTTGAGCTCCCTCTGCTGTAGATTCAATAGAAACAATATTATTAGTAGCTACTGCTTGTAATGCTCCTGTTTTTATCTCCTTAGCTTTTTCAGGATAAACTTTAGCTATCTTAGCAAGTTCTGATATATGAAATCGTTGTAGAGTATCACCTCTAAAGTTGCCAATACGAAGAGAAGACCCATTAGTAAAAGTAACACCCTCTTGAGCTGAAGCTGATTTTATATTAATATTAAGCAAAGTTTTTATATCAGGGTCTAGCCTCTCATAAGCAAACATAGCTTTATTATATAATTTTTTAGCTTCTACTTTACCATAGGACTGAATACCAGCTTGATAATTAGGAATCATTAAACAAGCGTCTAAAGCGTCAATAACTTTCTTAGTTGATATACCTTGTTGTCTTGATTTTAATGTAATCTCTCTAGGGTGCTTAACTGAATCTACAATCCTTTGAGCAAAATTAAGATTAAATAAATTAGTCTGCCCTTGTTTATCTGTAATATAATATAAATTATTTAACCTCCAAAAGCGATTAGATAATAATTGATTTATACTCACTCTGGTATAACCTCTATATCAATAAAATTAGTTTTATCTAGAGAAGGTAAAGAGTTGTGATTTTTAATATCGTACTTTAATCTCAAAGACTGTAATGTATCTTCTAAAGAAGTAGCAGTCTTAGAGTCTAAATTAGCCTTCTCTATCTTTAAAGCTGTAGTAGTTAATAAGTCTACATCTTTTATATCAAGATAAGCTAAATTATCATCTTTAAATTGCTCCCTAATAAATGATAATGCTTGTTTTTTAATAAATTCAATATCTTTTTCCATATCAAAATAATAACAAAATTAAATTAAAGAGTCAACTTATTTAAGAAGTGTTTAAGTTTCTAGTTCTTAAAAAAGCTAAATAACTCTTAATTATTCTTTATCGTAATAAATAGTAACTTGAGTAAAATAGAAAAAAGTACTTATAATAACTTAAAATATAAGAGTGTAAAAATAAAACATTAGAAATTTTTTATTGATTATTACGATAAAGAATAATTAAATATTTTGTTAAACTAATTTAAAACTATCTAAGAGCTACTTAAAAGTTATTTTTTAAATAAATCTTAATTTAAGATTAATTTAAGATTTAAGATTCATTTAAGATTTAGCTTTTTAAAAGTTATTTTTTAAATGAATCTTAAAAAATTAATTTAGTTTTTATAAGTTAAATTAGAGAATAATTAAAATCTGAAAGAGATATTATATAGTCTTAATTGGAATAATTAAAATCTGAAAGAGATATTATTTGGAATAATTGGAATAATTAAAATCTGAAAGAGATATTATATAGTCTTAATTGGAATAATTAAAATCTGAAAGAGATATTATATAGTCTTAATTTTACATTCACTAAGCCCCAAACCTTGACACTACCCCTTACATTTTTATGTAAATAATATTAGCTCTTCCTGTTCAACTACTTAACAAAAATATATATATATATATATTAAAAGTTTTTCAGGTCCTTAACTTTTTATTTCAAACTTATTTCAAACTTCCTATCAAAAAGAGATTACTTCTAACTTACTTCTAACTTACTTCTAACTTATTTCAAACTTATTTCAAACTTCCTATCAAAAAGAGATTACTTCTAACTTACTTCCTATCAAAAAGAGATTACTTCTAACTTACTTCAAACTTACTTCAAACTTCCTATCAAAAAGAGATTACTTCTAACTTACTTCAAACTTACTTCAAACTTCCTATCAAAAAGAGATTACTTCTAACTTACTTCCTATCAAAAAGAGATTACTTCCTTAGCTCTTGGAGCTTTTTCCTTAACTCTTCTTTAGCTCTTCCTATCAAAAAGAGATTACTTCCTTAGCTCTTCTTTAGCTCTTCCTTAGCTCTTGGAGCTTTTTCCTTAACTCTTCTTTAGCTCTTCTTTAGCTCTTCCTTAGCTCTTCTTTAGCTCTTCCTATCAAAAAGAGATTACTTCCTTAGCTCTTCCCTTCCTTAGCTCTTCCTTAGCTCTTCTTTAGCTCTTCCTATCAAAAAGAGATTACTTCCTTAGCTCTTCCTATCAAAAAGAGATTACTTCTTTAGCTCTTCCTTAACTCTTGGAGCTTCTTCCTATCAAAAAGAGAGCTTCTTCCTGTTCAACTTCCTATCAAAAAGAGAGCTTCTTCCTTAACTCTTCCTATCAAAAAGAGATTACTTCCTTAGCTCTTCTTTAACTCTTCCTTAGCTCTTCTTTAGCTCTTCTTTAGCTCTTCTTTAGCTCTTCTTTAGCTCTTCTTTAGCTCTTCTTTAGCTCTTCCTTAGCTCTTCCTTAACTCTTCTTTAGCTCTTCCTTAACTCTTCTTTAGCTCTTCCTTAGCTCTTCTTTAGCTCTTCCTTAGCTCTTCCTTAACTCTTCTTTAGCTCTTCTTTAGCTCTTCCTTAGCTCTTCTTTAGCTCTTCCTATCAAAAAGAGATTACTTCCTTAGCTCTTCC